ACTTGCAGATATTTGCAAATAATTTATAGCATAATATACTATGAATCAGAGGAATATTAGGCTTTTAAGGGTGGACTAAATAGCTTTCTGCTATCTTTATATAAGACCACAAAGATTATTATTTGTTATGATATCTAATTCGCTACTGACAGATATCTGAGACACAACTGACAGATATCTGAAACGAGCGTGACAGATATCTAAAACAAGAGTGGCTAAAATCTGATTATTTTTATATCCATCTGAGATATTTCGCCTGATTTGTGAATAAACGGTAGATGCTGTTTAGAATATCCTCTCCTATTTTCTATAGAGGCTTAATCTGCGTTCTCCTTAACCAGATCTCGCTAAAAAAAGAGTGCAAAGGTTTTCCATTCACCTTTACACTCTTTGCTGTCGGGATGACTGGATTATGGCGACGGAAAAACAACAGCGTAACTATTTGATAATCAATAGGGATATTTTATGAAACATAGTTCTTTTCACCGATTTTTTACCGATTATACACCTTATAGAAGTATCTGATAATCAAACATTTGTGTGATATATTTATATTTTTGCGTGATTAAAAACACCGTATTTTCACTCATATTATCCTTTTGGATACAGTTTTATTATCCGACATTTGCCACTTTTTTAGAAGGCTCTTCAGACAACTCTTGTACTAGTTTTGCTGTTAGCCTATCAATTGTTTTTTGCTGACTATCTATAGTCTTTTGTTGTGTGGAAATTACTGAGTAGAGTTTTTTCTTATCTGTATCAATCTCACTTTTTTCTCCCATAACAAGCCAATTAGCATCAACCCATTCGAAGCTCTCTATAATCTTCACGATGAGTTCATAACTTGGTTTATTCCTGTCTTTGGCGATACTTCTGATAGTTTGATCGCCAATGTCTATTTTTCTTGCAAAAGAGCTGATAGTATGTCCCTCTTTTTCAATAATATAGCGAACTCGATCGTTTATAGTTTCTTTTTCCATGAGCCCTGCTTTAAAATTTAAATTCATTTAAATGAGTGAAATAATCACTCAAATGTTTGCGTATTCCAAAAATATGTTGCATCTTTGCGCTACGTAATAATTTATGCGCTACGAAAATAGTAAAAAATATTTGAAGTAGCAATAAAACTTAAAAAAACATCAAATATGGAATTTAAAGATTATGTAAATTCTTTGCCAAATGAAAGAGAACAAACCATTATGGATTTGGCGAAGATTTGTCGAGTTTCGAATTCGACAGTGTACAGATGGTTACGAGGCGACTTTATGCCAGACCCTCTGAAAAGAAAGGTCATTGCGGATTATTTGCGAAAATCCGAAAAAGAACTCTTCCCCAATGTGTGATGAGTGTAGGAACTGTAAGTTCCACCGTAATTGTATTAATGGGCTGTATTGCTTGAAACTCAAAGAGTATGTACAATACAGCAATATAAAAAAATGTCAATCTAAGAAGAAACTATGACAGTAAAAGAATTTGAAGAAGCTATAGATGCTCTTGGTAGTGATATTGTAATTGACGAGATGAAGTTAAGACATTCATACGTCAGGCAGGTAAACGGACATAAAGGCGACCTACATATTGTATGGGACGAATATGGTCGAGCTTATTCTTATAAAAAAGAAGATGAGAAAGACATTTTCCTTACACAAAAAGAAGATGGAAAATTCCACAGTGTTATTGGTATACCTCTCAAGAGAGATATGAAATTTGACCTTAATATCAAGCAACTATGACCAGTATAAGAAGAGTAAGGAAAGCCTTTAAGCGAAAGTATGGCATTAAGACTGTCACCTATCGTGTTTATTACAAAAATAACCAAAACCGTCCATTCAATATTTCTCCAATACTTCGAAAGAAGCTAAGAAGAGTATTTACTGAAAAAATGAGAATTAGTTTAAAAAGACCATGTACATCGACAAAGACAGTTGGGGTAAATACTCCATCAATGATTTAACCGAAAGGGAATTATTCCTACTAAGAGAGTCTCTCAGGGTATATGCACAATTAAATTTGGGTCGTATACATCCTGCGGACAACGTTGCGATATTAAGTTTTGACCACCAATTCAATAGCATCACACGACATGGGAAAGAAGGGCAACAGAAGATGGAACTCCCAAGACGATGAGTTTGTAAGGCAAAACCTTGGAAAAATGTCGTTTGAAGATATGGGGAAACACTTGGAGCGTAGTCCTATGTCTGTCAGACTTTACGTATTGCGCCGTAAATTGACAACAGGTCAGTTGGTAAAGCGAAATTTATTGATAGCACTGCTTAAGATAAAATTTCGCCATCCCGAGGACTTTACCCCTACAAGACTCTTTTACAACGAGACAGGTATTGGGCAACGTCGGTATTGGGATTTATATTTTGGACGAAAGCCTATTACAGGCAAGGAATATGCATCCGTAGCAGAATATCTGGGTGTATCCATAACGGAAAGTATCGAAAGCCGACAGCTGGAGTTGTTTACAGAAGAAGATTTGAAAAAATGATAGATAAGAATTTCATAGATAAAGTAAAATCTGCGCTAAATATAGTAGATGTTATTGAATCTTTTACACATTTACATAAAGCAGGTGTGAACTATAAAGGTGTATGCCCATTTCATGACGACCATACTCCCTCTATGATGGTTAGCCCGTCAAGGCAGACCTATCATTGTTTTGTTTGTGGAGCGAGCGGAGATGTCATAGCCTTTATTCAGCACCACCTGAATATGGATTTTATGTCAGCTCTTCGTTGGTGTGCTACTCAAGCCGGATTAGAGTTCCCCGAAAAGGAAATGAATCCGGAAGAAGAAATGCGCTACAAGCAAAAGGTAGCGCAACGCATTGCAATAGAAGCTGCAGCAAAATTCTTTCAGAAAAATTTGCAGCAGGCGGAGAGTTTCCTTGCTACGCGCGGATACCATATTTCTGATAAGGCTTTAACCGATTTTGGTGTCGGGTATGCACCTATGGGGAATGTGGCTATGTCAGAACTCACCAAAGCCGGTTATTCCCTACAGATGTTGCAAGATGTAGATGTAGTGGGCAATAATGAAGGACGTTCCTATGACAGGTTCAGAGATAGGTTGATGTTCCCTTTCTATGATATGCAGGGGCATGTCATCGGCTTCTCCGGAAGAATCATAACACCTAAAGATGGTGTCGGGAAATATGTAAACACCGGTGAAACACCTTTATTTACAAAAGGCAAGCATATCTTCGGACTATATCAAGCCCGGCAATCTATCGGCAAGCAAGGTTTTGTTTACCTTGTAGAGGGACAATTCGATGTGATGTCCCTGCACAAGGTAGGTGTAGAAAATGTTATCGGTGGCAGTGGTACCGCATTCACCGATGAGCAGGTAAAACTGCTGCTACGCTTTACAGATTACATCGTAATGGTCTATGATGCAGATGCAGCAGGAGTGAAAGCATCGCTGAAGAACTGCGAACTTCTATTGAAAGCCGGAGCAAAGGTGAAGTGTATCCGTCTTCCGAAAGGAACAGACCCCGACGAATTTGCGAAAGAGAATGGTGCCGGGACCAAAGTAAAGCTGCACGGGTTGACGGAATCGTTTCCAACAGCCTTTAAGATGATGATAATACCGCACGGCTGCAAGGACGAAACAATCATCAGCGACGGGTTGAATACAATATGTTCACTCATTGCTTGTGTTCAGGATGCAGCTCTTCGTCTTGAGTATATGAAATCTGTTACCAAGGAGTTCAAAACTAAATTCAACATCATCGAGGAAAGTGTACGGAATCTCCGCCTGAAGATAAAAGAAACACTGCCTAAATCAAAAATGCAAGCAGGACTTTTCGGTATAGATTCATTGAAAGAAAACATAAAGAAAGACAGCCCTGCTATTCTGACATCGGTGATGCAGGACTTCCTCGACCAATATGGAGAAGAACCTATCGTATATGTGGCAGGTCGTCCACTGAACAATGACATTCAGGAGCTCCGCCGTGTGTATTGTTACTTTATTACTTCGGAGACAGGTTGCAGTATCAATGCAGATGGTGAGGAGAGTGATTACCTACACACGTTGGCAGAGATGTTTCGCTCTGGCATCAACATACAAATCACTCATAATGATGCTACAGGTTCATTTGTAGATTATTATATTGCGCTGCATGCACCTTTCCTAAGAGAATATTTGGGCGATAAAGCCCCTCTTATAAAAAGATGCATCGAGCTCACTTCTTATGTGGAAGAGAGCATTGTTACTATAAAGCGGAAAGACTACTGTTCTGCCCTGCAGCTCAGTAAGGGTGATTTCGACGAAATCCGAAAGCCGTTTGTCCAAAAGCGTAAATCAACGCTAAAAGTAAACCAACTGAACGATAACCTTGCAGATGAAGAATTTGATGTAAACGAACCTCCCGATTACGTTAAAGAGAATGAGGAGTACCGTAAGATGTGGCGAGAATGTAACTATTACCCTCGCCTTAATAAAAAGAGTGAACCTGTATGCTATATGTTCCGAAATAAGAACGGCAACGGCATGACACAGGTAGCCGACTTCTTTATGACACCATTGCTGCACATTTTCTCTGATGATTTTGAGCAGAATAAACGCGTTCTGCGTATCAACCGCCGCTACTACGACACACCCATTTACATAGAGATACCCTCAAAGGCAATGCTGAAGATGTCATCGATAGAGGAGGTGCTTATCAACTATGAAGCCGTAAACTTCAACGGTGAAGAATGGCAATGGAAAGCCATCAAGACATATATGAGTAGGCATTTCGTAATGTGTTCGGAAGTTAAAACTTATGGGAACCAACAGAGCGAGGGTATGAGCAGAAAGACCGATGAACAATTCTTTTCCTTTGCGAATGGCATATTCCACAATGTCGATGACCAATGGAGATTTGACCCAGTCAATGAACTGGGTGTCGTTACTCACAATAAGAAGAACTACTACCTGCCTGCTTTCTCTACAATTTACGCAGGCAGCGGAAAACAATCAGACAAATACGAACTCATAAGCCAGCTGGTATATAAAGAAGTGCCTGCAGACAAAAGGGTGTCATTTGAGAAATGGGCTTCCTTAATGGATCAGGTGTATAAAATCAATGATAATGGAAAATGGGCTATCATATTTGCCATTATGTGTGCCTTCCGAAGCAACATACACTGTATAGACCGTTTGTTCACTGCTCCGTTTTTCATGGGTCCGATGTCATCGGGTAAAACACAGATAGCAATCTCAATTCGTTCTTTGTTCATATCACCCAACATTCCGATTTTCAACCTGAATACGGGTACAGATGCAGCGATGTCCACTATTATGGGAACGTTTAAGGACGTGCCTGTTGTACTCGATGAGTACAATAACAAGGACATCAGCGATACGAAATTTCAAGCTTTGAAAGGTATCGTTTACGACGGCGATGGTAAGCAGAAGAGAAGAGGTACATCAGGAAGGGAAATCGAAAACGACAAAGTATTCGCCCCCGTCATTATATGTGGGCAGGAAACGCCACAGCGCGATGACAATGCTCTGATGAGCCGTGTCATCGTATGTGAAGTTCCGAAACCTCGCAACAGAACTCCAGAGGAAGTGCGAATATTTGAGGAACTCAAAAACATAGAAGACCCCAACAAAGTAGGATTATCAAATGTCCTCCTGCAGATATTGGAGCTACGACCTATGTTTATGGACCACTTCCGACAATTAAAGCAGGAAGCGTACAATGAGTTGAAACAAGATGTTATCAACTCAGGCGAAATGGATCGTCTGATGAAGACTGCTTCCTTATTCTTGGGAACTGTAAAGCTCATCGAGCAATATTCCAACCTGCAGCTTCCTTTTTCTTATGCCGACTTTTTTAAGATAGCACAGGAAAAGATAAAGTTCCAACTCTCACTTATTCGCAGCACTGATAAGCTGGCTATGTTCTTTACAGCTGTAAACAACATGATAGATACCAAGCAGGTTGTTGAAGGTCGCGAGTTCCTCATTGAGCAACCGAAGAATGTTACAGGTAAAGACTCTCGTGGAGATAAACATACCTTCACCTTCGAACCAGGTACCAACGTTCTATTCTTACGCTTGAGTGCCATTTTCGCCATCTTCGACCGTGGAGGATACAATACAGAAGGAAGCACACTCTCCACACTGGAGCAGAATCTACGAAGCCACCCCTCTTATATTGGCACTGTTCCTTCGCGCCGCTTTACATGGGAAGAAACCATTGAGGTTCCAAGAAACGATGATCAGGAAACAGTTGTCAAAGTACGCAAACCAAGAAGTACTTCTACCAGCGCAATTATCATCGACTACGATAAGTTTATGGAATTGTATAACATCGACTTCCGTAGAACATTTACCGAAGAAGCTGCTCCTGCAAAGGAACAGGAAACGCCTCCTGCAGCTCCAATCACACCTACAGAACAGGCTTTCCCTTTCCCTCCGATGAAAGATAGGGATGAGCCATTTTAGAACATGAAGATAATAACAATATATAAATTAAACAACAATGAAGCGTGAAATTTTATTTAGAGGAAAAAGAGTAGACAATGGCGAGTGGGTCTATGGCAGAGGATTACAGCAATGTAAAGATGAACTTGGCAACGAGATAGTAGCCATATTCACAGATGTTGTAAAATCTGAAAAGTATATAAAGAAAGAGGGTAGGTACACTCTTTATTATGCACCCGTGAAAGCTGAAACGCTCGGGCAGTACACTGGACTGAAAGATAAGAACGGCAGGGATATTTACGAGGAAGATATGGTTATTATTGGAGAGAAACTAAAAACAAAGGTAGTATATTATGATGGTGCTTTTAGAATGCAGTCAGAGTTTAGCCCTACACCAACAGATACAACCGATATGGGATATATGATGCGCGAGTTCAGTGTTCGCGTTATCGGAAATATACACGATAACCCCGAGCTACTGAAAGGAGGCAGCAATGAAACGTAGGTGTATAAAGTGTGTACACGGTTACAACATAACCCTTAACAGTATCCGTATTAATATTCAGTGTTGCAACTTTGGATTGAAATATGATGCTGTTCCTGTTGGCGAATTCTGTCCTATGGATGGAAGGAAACTACAGAATTTGAGAAAAGGATGCAAGAAACGAAGAAGATAATCCCTAAACACTGCACGATGCCCATCTATCATTGCACGGACGGCATAGATACGGTAGAGTGTTTCTCATTCCTTAATGAAAGATTTGAGGAGTGTCCAAATATTAATTGTGAATGTTATAAAAAATAAGCGTATGAAGAAAATAATGTTTAGTGATGCTTTCTGCCTCACGCTGGCGGTGCTGAACGGGAAAAAGACGATGACAAGGCGAGTGCTAAGAGATAACGTGCCGCTTGGTAATTGGGAGGAAACGGCAAAGCACCTGCCTTATAAGGTTGGCGAAGTTGTTGCGATAGCGCAAAGCTACAAAGAAGTTTACCCTAATGCTGACTTTGAAATGGTTGGTGATGGTTTTATGACAGAAAGCGCAGGCTGGACAAATAAAATGTTCGTTAGAGCCAACTTAATGAAACGCCATATCAGAATTACAGATGTTAAGGTGGAACGCTTGCGGGATATTTCAGAAGAAGATTGCCTTAAGGAAGGTATAATATTTATTGAATCAGCATCAATTATGGGAGAAGATGCTTACTTTTTCGCTGTCAAACGTAAAGTGGGACAGATGTATGACAATATTCTTAAATTTTTCTCTTCTCCTCAAAGAGCCTACGCAGATTTAATTGATGAAATCAGTGGCAGGGGTACGTGGAAACGTAATCCATGGGTGGTAGTTTATACTTTTGAAAGAGTAGATTAACATGAAGGATAAAGCAACCATTCTTGACGCCTGCTGTGGTGGCAAGATGTTCTATTTCGACAAGAATGATGACCGTGTCTTATTTCAAGATATAAGAAGTCTTGAAACTACGCTATGCGATGGAAGGCATTTTGAGATAAAGCCCGATATTCAAGCGGACTTCACGAACATGCCATATCCTGACGAGAGTTTCTCTATGGTGGTATTCGACCCTCCGCACCTGAAATACACAGGGAGTTCTAAAGAGTTGAAGGGTTGGCAAATGACAAAGTACGGACATTTAGGCTGCGATTGGAAGGAAATCCTATCAGCTGGATTCAAAGAGTGTTTTCGTGTCCTCAAACGAGATGGATTCCTCATCTTTAAATGGAATGAGACAGACATAAAAGTTTCTGAGGTACTAAACCTCACACCAGCTAAGCCAATTTTTGGACATATATCAGGAAAGCGTGCCAATACACACTGGATATGTTTTATAAAAGGAGGTGGTTATAATCAAATTGAGTGATAAAAAAATAAAACTCCTAAATTACTCTTTAGAGTATATATGTCCCCAATTTAATGATGTAAAGGTACGAAAAAAAAGTGATTTTACCAAATAAAAAAGGATATTATTTTCTCCAAAAACGTTGTTTTTTTTATTAGGCGAGAGCCGTGCCAGTCTGCGAAGATAGGTACGGCTCATTTCATATTCTATCCCAACGGAAAAAGCGCAAATTCCCCCGACCCCCCTAAATTTTCAATGAAGCAAGGAAAACACAGCTTTTGAAAAATATTTTTCAGAAAAACCTCTCCTACAATCCTACAATCCTACAAATTAATTCTATTTTTCAAACGCTATTTACTATAACTATTTATATATCAAATAATTATAGTAATATATTGAAGTAATTATGTATGTAGGAAATGGTGTAGGATTGTAGGACGTTGTAGGAAATAGGTTTTTTCTGTAGGAAACACCTTTTTGACTATACCGTCCTACAAAATTGCACTTTTAAGGCTTTGTAGGACGGTATAGGTTGGTGTTTTTGAGTGAAATAAGTAAAAAAATGATTGAAATATTTTCTATAATCAATTGGTTTTGAGTAACTTTGCATAAACAGCTACAAAATTTGTAGGATTGTAGGACGGTAGGAACACAAAATTTCAAAAATAGAATGCATAAAGAAAAAAGAGCCTTTAAAAAAAATGCTACTATCAAGATTGAGCCCTATCTTGCGGAGTACATTATCGGAAAATACGGTGTGGATAAAAAAAGTGGAACGGTAAAAATACCACACACTTCTGACCTCTATCACTGTATTTGGGAGAACATGTCCAGGCAGCGTGCCAACCAACCTGATAATACTGACGGCAATCTTCGTATTTCCCTCCCATGTCGGAAAGGTGGAGACGGTATTGCCTGGAAAGACCCTGCATATTATAATTATCTGTCTCCTGCTGCAGCAAAGGAAATAGAGAAACAGATTCGAAGAATGTTCAATTTTGAGCTACACAGCGTGTTGCTGGAGAACGAAGAGTTTGGAAGGGAACGTAATAACAGTGAAGTTATCTTTGAGTTCATTCGTAGATATCGTTTAATTTCAATTTCTTCCGATGCATTATTAAAGAACTTTTATCGCTTCCGTAACCTCTTGCACCCGAAAAAGAAGAGGAAATATAAAAAAAGAATATCCGTTTAATATCATTTAACACATATCGAATAGCCGTTTTTGTCAATTAAAAAAGCAAATTATGATAGAATTTTCAAATCTTATAGAAGTCAGCCCTATTGATTCAGGAGTAGGCAGTCAACCAAGAGTATATGAATTCATAGCTGATACTTTCTCTTATATCCCCCAACTCTCTGAGAACGAGAGCGGAAATTATTGGAATTGCGACAAGACACTCGTAATAGAAGTACCTAACAGAAATGCTCAACGCTTCTTCTCTATCGAGAGAAATGCTATTGTGAAGATAAAAACTTCCAATCGCAGAATTTACGAGATAGGCACATTGGATATTCCTGCACGAGTTCAAATTTCATCGAATCTGAACTCTGCCAACCTCGTTATCAAGTGCAAAATGCTTGCAGACCCTTTTTTATAGGTCTTTTGCATACACCTTATTATATAGTAAATTCGCATCAAAAATAGATTTTGATGAACGAATTACAGAACCTTTTAATTTCAGGGTATCCACTGTTTATCACCATTGATGGGTATCGTCAAGCCATGCTTGCTGCCTTTCCTCTCAATGGTAAGATAGACGAAAATTCGAACCCGAAGGGAGCTTACGGTTTCACACCTACCGAAATAGCTGCTTATCTGAAAGACCACACATGGTATCAATTCGAGACTCATACAGCCCTTCAGGAGCTACAGAAGATGCTGACACAGGAAAATGACATTCCTGGAGTAACACTTACAGATGAGTTCGACAATGAAGAACTTCCTGAAGGCAGTATTGCTTACCATCGTGTTTGGGGTACTGTCATGGCTAACAGTTATTGGTTTTTCTCTTCCAAGCAACTTGAAGCTGACCTTCAGGCAGCGGAAGCCAATCCGCAGATCACCTGCCATTTCCTGCATATCAATTCTCCAGGTGGAGAGGCGTGGTATCTTGACCGACTGAGCGAAACACTGCGTAGCTGCGAGAAACCCATTCTCACATATTATGAACAGATGTGTTGTTCTGCAGGATACTACATCGGCTGTCATGGACAACGTGTCTATGCCCGTACTGCAAATGATTACGTGGGCTGTATCGGTACCATGTGCAGCTTTTACAATTTCGAGGGATATTACGAGAAACTTGGTATCAAGCTCATGAAAGCGAAAGCGACCAACGCTGACTTGAAAAACAAAACTTTCGAAGATCTGTATAATGGCAAAGATGAGAAATACGTCAATGACGTACTCAATCCTATGAATGAACAATTTCTTTCTGCAGTACGTTCTCAGCGGAGTAAGCTCACAGACCTCCCTGATGACGCGCCAGTATTGCGTGGAGAAACATTCTTCACTCCGCAGGCTGTGGAAATCGGTCTTGCTGACGGCAGCAAGACTATGGTGGAAGCCATTTCAGAAGCTATTGCGATGGGAAACGAGTATGCAGATACAAAAAAAATGAAGACTGCCATATACAATATATAATGTTAAATTTTTTATCTTAGTTTTATGAACTTCAAAGAAAAACTTATGCAAGTTCTCAAAATTCTGAATCTTAATCAGAAGTTCGAGAGCAAAACCCTCTCCAACGAGGAGTTCAATTCGTTGGTAGCTGAATACCAAAAGAAGTATCAGACAGAATTGAGCAAAGACCTTGCAGCAGAACAAGCTGCCAAGAAAACGGCAGAGCAGACTGCCGAGTTCCAAAAGACGCTCAATGCCATTCACGAGGTACTTGTTGGTTCTGCTCCTGCAGCTACCGTAGATAACGAAGATGGCAAGCAACCAGCTCAGCAAGCCAATGCTTCGGTTGAAAGCATCATCGCAGGCATTAACGGACTCCGTGCCGATGTTAAGGCACTGGGGGAAAAAGCTGCACCAGATGTTCCTGAGCAAACTGTAAATTCCGCTCCAGTTAGTATCAATGGTTTCGGTAACACTCCAACGTATTTGTTTGGAATAGAGCACTCGATGTTCTCTATGGATAGTCGTTGGAATAAGATAGCTGCAAATCCTCGTGCTGCTGCAGCTTTGCCCGAAGTTGACGAACAAGTGGACGGTGTTGCCTTCCATAAGGCAGCTTGCCAATATGCCAAGTCGCTCAAGCAGCGTTACCAGTATCTTCAGGAAAACAAGATGCTTGATGCTGCTGCGCTTGCAAAGGGTACTTACGCTACAAACTACGATGGAGTAGACAATGCAGGACTTGGCGATCAGTTCGTAGTTCTCCGTCAGGATGCCCTCATCGCACGTGTTCTACAGGTGCGCGACCTTACTCAATTCTTCCCAGTTGCTTATGGCTATCAAGACCGTGCTCTGGTCTTCAACACATTCTTCGACGAAGTTTCACAGGCTTACCAGTCTGGTGAGGTCTTCAAGGGTGGCATGAAGATTGAAAACCACATGGGTTATGTTGACGATGCCATGATTAAGATGGAATGGGGACCAATGAAGGAACTCGAGCGTAAGTATATCGGCTATCTCAACAAGGAAGGTTCAGATCCTATTAAGTGGACGATGATTGAGTATCAATTACTCAACACCCTCATTACTGCACAGGTAGAACAGAACAAACGTCGTATGCGTGGTATCTATGTTAAGCCAGAACAGGGCGTAGCTGGCAGCTACAACAATGCTGGTACTGGTGTTCTCTATACGCTTCTGCGTTATGTTCACCAGTACGACATCAAGCCACATGCCAATGAGATTTATCGTTCGTACACACAGGCAACATTCCTTTCTGCAGTACAGGAATTCATTGCTGACATACGTGCTTCCGTTACGGAAGACATGGATATTGATCAGCACTGCATCTACTTGAACAAGAACCACCAAGCTTGGTGGATTAAGAATGTACGTGCCACTTATGGCAAGGATACCGACTTCTCTGGTCCGATGGGAGCTCTCAATATAGTTCCTGATACTACCGTCCGTATTATTTGGTTGCCATACCTCGGTCAGCTTCCATTCATGATGCTGCATCAACCAGGCAACATTCAGTTCCTTGAGTTCGTTCCTGGCGAGATGCTCTCAATGAAGATGCAGGAGCAGATGGAACAAGTTCGTGCATGGAGCACTTGGAAAGAAGGTTGTTCAGCATCGTTCACTGGTCGTCGCTTCGACACCAAGAAAGCTATGGACGACAACAACTACGAGTGGCAGCAGATTTTCATCAACCTGTTTGCAGCAACTATCGTCGACAAGTTGGATGCCAACAAGGGTTTCTGGTTGACTACTGGAAGCGCAACAACACAGGAAACTTACACCGACATCGAAAATGCAAAGGCTGGAGTAGCTTACTGCATTGAGTGTGGCGATAAGACTCATCTTCCAAAGATTGCCAAGAGTGGTAAGTTTGTTAATCTCACTGCAGCTTTTAATGCTTCAGAGGTAGGCGACTATATCATGGTGATTCTTGGCAACGATGGTAACTTCCGTGAGTTGGAACGCTGCGTAGGAGGTAAACGCACAATCAACAAGAACCTCCAGCCTAACGTTCCTGGAGGTCGCTAATTAGGAATCCATTTTTAATAGTATATAGATATTGTTTCACCGCGGGGAGTTTTCTACTGCTCCCCGCAAAATTTAAAAAAAGAAATGATAAGAACAAAAATTCAGAAAAGATGCCGTGCATACAACCCTAACAAGGGGTTCAATTACGCCGACCGTCAAGCTCGCAGAATGTTCATGGTAACATTTGCAGTGTTTGGTTTCGCAATGCTCCTTGCAGCATTACTCGATTACTCTTTACTCGGGGCTACCGGCTCTTTGGTTTCATTTGCCTCTATGGCTGTGGTAGGACATATCGATGATGTGTCTGACCGTGATACGCATGGTTCTGCTATTTCCTATATAGTTTACCTTGTGGCACTTGATCAAATAGACCGCACAAAGCCATTCCCACAGCCCAATGCACAACGCGAAGTTGCACCTATACCTTTAAAACCAGGCGAAATACCTCATTACTTTGAGGCGCATGATATACCATCCTTTACAGGAACTACAGAAAAGGGAGATATTACTACTTCTGGTGAAAATAGTTTCGTTCTCATCATGGGTGGTGCCCGTGTGAACTTGTATAATTTTATAGAAGAGTACAGTGGTGGAAAGTTCATTCTTTTCTACAAGCACGTTAAGTCTTCCGACTGGTATATCCTTGGTGAACTCGAGCGTCCTATTATCCTTGCCAATACTGAGGTCAAAGACGATAAGGACGGTCGTTATGGAACATTCACCTTTAAGCGTAATTCTGTAGACCTACCACTCCTCTATACTGGTAATCCTGCCGTAGTAGATGCTGGAGAAGTGGCTGCTGGAGCTACAAGCATTACCATTAAGGCAAATGCCAATACCTACAAAATCGCCAATGGTACAACAGGCGCAGCAGCCATTGCAAGCGTATCGGGTCTTACCAAGGCGGACAAGGGACGATACATTACCCTTATCGGTGCTGGTACCGATAAGCCTGCCACTATTGCCGACGGCTCAACCTTCGTTCTCGAAGACGGTGCCACATGGACGGCAAAGGAAGGTGCATCTATTACGCTCCGTGTTCTTGACACAACTACACTTGTCGAAGTCTCTCGTACAGGAGTATAACACGCTACAGAGAGCAGAAGGACGGCGGTCTGTTTTTCTGCTCTCTTCACTTAAAATAAGAAACTATGTATAGTACAAGAGAAAAGCTTATTCACTTCAACCAGCTTGTTAATCCACTTGCTGTAGAAGCCGACCTCGCATTGCTGCACGAGAAGAATCCACAAAGCACCGACTTTGTACGATTCGACCATGCACCCGAGAAGAATTCAGAAGATATTCTGTTTGCATTGCTCGACGTTTGTGAACACGACGAAATCGTACGAAATCGTCGCGAGTTCTTTGCAGCAAAAGAAGCTGACAACGAACATACAGCAGATGGAAAAGTCAGCGGTACTCCGACAGATGACGATGGTAACAGTACTCCAACAGATGGTGAAGATAACGACACCCCATCAGAGGATACTGGTGCAGAAACCGATAATGTGGATAACTCTGTGGATAACTCTTCCGAAGAAGGAAAAGGCAATCAACCAAAGAAGCCTGCTACTCCAAAAAAAAAGAAGAAGAGTACCCGAAAATAGACTGGGAAAACCTTGCTGATGCGGACGTGCAGATGGCAACAGTTCTCTATAACGACCGCATCAACACTTATCGCAAGATGAAGCAGCTCGACGAACTGCTGGAGAAAGAGCGTAATGCGCAGGCAGTAGCTGATATGGCAGAATTGCGCATACGTAATCTTCAGGCATTCGCCGAGCTGCAATCGTTCAACGACACGGGCAAGTTTATCTGCAAGCACCCACTGCTCTTCGGACGCTCAGAGATAGCAGAACTCATGAAACTACTCAAAGCCGACCCTGCCGAGTTCCTGCGTCAGCACAAGAACGTGCTCGACAACATCAAGCGTTACCGCTCATACATAAAACGCACCGACCGCAAGAACCGCCGTGCTGATGACCTCAAGAACCTCGAACGGCATCGGGAACGTGAAAAACTATTTAAGATGGTTCTTGAACAACAAAATAAATAAATAGTAATAATGGAAAATAGTATAAAAGTTTTTAATTTGGGCAATCTTCCTACTGCCCCGCTGGACTCTTTTATCGAACTTCAAGAAGACTTTAAAAAGCCAGACGAAGACAAATTATCGAAGTTGCAGATGCTTATCATCACACGTGGCTTCAAGTATTCATTCAAAGTGTGGAAAGACCCTGACGGCAAGTTGTGGATCATTGATGCCCATCAGCGTAGGAAGGCTCTGCTCAGGCTTCGTTCCTACGGCTTCCGCATTCCTGAAATTCCATACGAGGAAATTCAGGCTTCCAACAAGCGTGAGGCAGTGGAAGAGATAGCTGCCTATAACTCCGAATTTGCCGAAAAGAATCCGGATACGCTGCTTTTCACAAAATACAACATCAATGGAGATGAACTTGCTAAGTTTAACCTCGGATACGAGGTAAAGCAGACCGATTTCTCTATAGGTGGAGAAAAGCTATTCTCTTCCGATGCTGAAATTGCGGATATACAGGAGGATACTGTTGATATTGCTCCGCAAGATGACGAAGGAGAGTTATTTGCCCGTCCTGGAGATATATTCCGATTGGGACACAACAGGTTGATGTGCGGAGATTGCCGTGCAAAGAAAGATGTCATCGCCCTGATGAATGGCAGAATGGCTGACATGATACTTACCGACCCTCCATACAATGTTAATTATGAAGGTGGAGGAGAAAGTAAACTCACCATTCAGAATGACTCAATGGAAAATGATTTGTTCCTTCGCTTTTTGCAATCAGTCTTCAATGTGATGTTTTCCATTGTGAAGCCTGGAGGTTCTTTCTATGTTTTCCATGCTGACTCTGAAGGCGAGAATTTCCGTCGCGCCATACGAGAAGCTGGTTTCAAAATCGCCCAGTGCTGTATTTGGGTGAAGGATACATTCGTCATGGGGCGTCAGGACTACCAGTGGAAGCATGAGCCTTGCCTGTATGGCTGGAAAACAGGTGCTGCCCATTTTTGGAACGCTGACAGGAAGCAGACAACGGTATGGAATTTCGACAAGCCAAAAGCCAACAGACTGCACCCTACGATGAAGCCTATAGCCCTCATGGCATATCCGATAACAAACAGTACAAAGAACGGTGATGTCGTTGTGGACTTGTTCTCTGGTTCAGGTTCCACTATTATGGCTTGCCAGCAAACGGACCGTATAGGCTATGGCATGGAGATAGACCCGAAATACGTTGCTGCAACTGTACGCAGATTCATGGCAATGTTTCCACAGCAGCCAGTACTGTTGGAAAGAGACGGGGCTGTTCTTTCTGAAGATGAAACCAAAAAGATTATTCTATGTCAGAATTAATCAAAAAAGAAGTACTGTCAGATGAGTATATAAATCAAGTAAGAACGTTCGGAGCGTTGAGTTATACGCCCGAACGTATCTGCAGGTTGCTCGGTCTGAAAGGAACCAAGCGCACGACCTTGTTGTATCGCATAAACACGCCTGGCGATGTTTATTGCGAAGCCTATCATCAAGGACGTGCGCTTGGTGAATATAATATTGACGCAGAACTCGCTAAGAAGGCAGAGAAAGGAGAGATAGATGCTATAACTCTGCTGGAAGAACGTAAGAACGAACGTGAAGAGAAAGACCTGCGCATGAATTTATTTGGTATATGAAAAGTCAAATTGAGAAATTAGATTCCATTCACCCAGACCTTATATCCGCATTCTTGACAGGTGGAGAATGTGAGGGTATTCCGCAAGACGTGAGATTATTTCTGCAGCAATTGCAATGGTCTGCGGAGATTTTCGAATATGAACGTAATATTACAAGGGCAGCTCAAAAACTAAAGCTACGTATCAATGCCGAGCAGCGTATCAAAATAGAAGAGCGCACTTGTATGGAGAGGATTTATCAGGCAATCAACTATTTTCAGGTTGATTGCAATGTTCCTATCAAAGTTTGGGAAAGCAATTTTGCCAACAAATATGAAGACCTTGCCAAACTGTGTGGTTCTACTGGCGATTACAAAGGTATGAAAAGCTGCTACGATGCTGCTTTGGAATGCCGTCGCAGAGCTTCTGAAATAGCTGAAGCAGACAGGGATTTGGGAGTTCAATTCTTGATAACACCTGAATTGACACCCGAGGAACTCGGATTCTCAAAGAAAAGCCTAAAGGAAATAGCAGCCAAGCATAATGAAGGCTTCTATGTTACGCTTATCGACTCGTTGCCTATAGAAACAAAAGAAAAGAAACGCCTGTTGCGAGATGCCGATATTCAAGAAGCAGAAATAATGGAGGAGATTCCGAATGACTGAAAAAGAAATAAATGAAAACAGTATGCTCAACTTTGAGCACTACTACATGAACCGTGTGCAATTGCTTGCAAACATCATCGACCCCAATATGCTTTATGCTGAATGGGCGCGTGCCACGGGTAAGACCGAAGGTGTCATAGTTCCACGGCTTATTCGTGTGACAAACGATATGCCGGGCGAACTATCATTCCTTGTTCACAAAACATACGTGGCACTGATGACCAACGTGTGGCCAAACATTCAGGCATCGTTTTCGCGTCCTGTTATCGTAAATGGCAAGCAGCGGGCTATGCTTGAGTATGGCATCGATTATGTGGTGGGAGAGGCAAAGCTGCCTTCACACTTTCGTCAGCCACGTTATCCTATTGCCTACGCTAAGCACTCGGTCATATTCAGAAACGGTGCGCACCTGCAGCTGGTGTCTTCCGACCAGCCCGAGAGTGTTGCCGGTCGAAATGCCGTGCATGCATTCGTCGAGGAAATGAAACACAACAGCGGAGAGAAACTAAAGTCGCGACTCTTTCCTTCGCTTCGTGGTGGTGGTGCTGAAATTCGCAAGTCAGCCTACTATGAAGGTGTTACCGGTGTGAGTGATACTGCACGTGTAGACCTTGGTGAAGATGATTGGTTTGAGGACTACGAAAACAAGATGGACACAAGACTTATCGAGGAGATAGCTTCTGTGTCGCTTGCCATAAACCAAACACTGTACAAGCAGTTCATGCTCCAGCAAGAATTGCGCAACACGAAGAACCCAGTAACAATAGAGAAGATACGCTTGGAAAACCAAAAACTCAATGCCTTTATCGCCCGGTGGAAACCACGTATTGCCGATATGCGACGCAATGCCATCTATTATATACGAGCATCTTCGTTCTGTAACAAGGATATACTCGGTCCGAAGTTCTTCAAGACGCAGCTCGATACCCTTGATATGGACGAGTTCCTCACCGCCATCTGTGCCATTCGCCATAAGGAAGTTACCAACAAGTTCTTTACAAGCTACGACCACGAGCGACACCAATTCAAGGACAGCTACATTTACGACCAAATATTGAAGCAGAACCTTAAAGACCACTTCACGCTCACAGCGCGCTATCTTCGTCACTACGATAAGCGCGAACCTCTGTACATAGGTTACGACCCTGGTAATTTTCAATCGCTTATCGTCGGACAAAAAAAGGAGTACGGCAGTCGCTTCGATATTATTAAGGAATTTTGGGCATATATACCCGACGACCAGCAGAACCTTGCACAACAGGTGTATTCGTTCTTTGGCAACGACGCAGTGAACAAGGTTATACACCTCTACCCCGACCGTGCAGGAAACAAAACAAGGGAAGAATTGGAGCAAATAACGACCGACTCGCTGACAATGAAGGCAGCCTTGGAGAGTTATGGCTTTTCTGTTTTTCTCTATAACGATGGCGCACCTACTATTTACCACTGGCAGCAGTTCCGCCTGTGCCAGTTGCTCTTTGCCGAGAAACTTCCCTTGCTTCCTAAGGTGCGTATCGATGAGAATGAATGTCAGAACCTTTGCAGTGCAATTCTTATCAGTCCGCTGAAGAAAACGAACGGCAAAATCGAGCTTGATAAATCAAGTGAGAAGAAAACAGAATTAAAACGTCGTCCAGGACTGACAACACAGCTTCCAAGTGCAATGATTTACCTTTTATATGGTCTTTATTCTGACCTTATAAAGAAAGAACTAAGCAGTTATCCGGACGATTTACCCGAAAATATAGCAATATAAGCCCCCTATAAAGTCCAAAAACGAGTATAAAAAATGTCCAAAACAAGGCAATAACGAGGGGTATTTACATAGGTAAAAATGTTACTTTTCTGAAAATCAATATATTATATTTTAAAAATGAAAAATCAAAATGACCAAACGACGCAATTCAGGACGCACCGCTGATTTTTGATAATGCGGTGCAGACCTCGAAAAGGCTGGAAATATGACAGGAGGGGGAGTTGGTCGTCCTTTGTTCCTGTACAAAATATAAGTAATTTCGCAAATAATGGAGAAACCTATCGAAATAGACGGCATCAATGCAATGCAGTGGGCAAGGGAGAAACCTATCGAAATAGACGGCATCAATGCAATGCAGTGGGCAAGGGAGATAAGCAAGCTACCTGAAGGGGACTTCACGCTCTGCTTCTTTCCTTATTCGAGGTCGCAGGGTATGGCTGGAGATACTTTGACGGTGAAGAAGCACTGCAAGTATAGAACACAGCTGCCACAGGATAGATTTTCGGTTGATGCAGAGAATTATTTCCTTTTCGAGGACGAAGACGGCAATCCTAAGATGTGTTATCGTATTCTTATTAGATACATGGGTTTTCCTAACGATGGATATAAACTTCACAAGATAAATTGGTTATGAACGATAGAATAGAGTTATACGGCAATGCTGGTAATTATATTGCAGATGGCAATGTGCTTTCCTTTCAGATTGGAGAGGGGCAACAGCTATTCAACACTGCTGGTATGCTTATTCCACAGGAGAATAGGTCGTACCTTCACGAACACCAGTGGCTTAGTGTTAATGGTTATCAGGTGTGTATGCGTGGTGTGAATAATAATCTTTGCGATGAAGTAACGACAGAGATTAAGCAGAACCGCCTGCTGCCTCGCTTATATAGTAAGGAGATTAAGATGCTGTATGGTAATGGACCATGTGCCTATATGCAGACAGTGGAAGATGGCAAGATGAAGCGTGAGTACACTGCACTGCCTGAATGGGACGAATGGATGAACTCTTGGCAGGAGCGAGGTATGGAGAGTACTGCACAGGAGTTTGCCAAGACGAATATAAAGAACTTCTATTACTTCGGAGACTTCTTCTGCAAGTTCCGCTTTGCACGTGGCAAGAGGTTAGGTATGATGCCTGTTGCTGGTATAGAGCCTTTAGAGAACAAGCACTGCCGTCTTGCTACCACTCGTCAGGATATTGCCTACGAACAGATTAGTTACAGCGACTTCCGCCATATAGCTGTGGGGCGTTGGTCGTACGGCTTAGGCAATTACAAGATATACCCTAAGTTCGCATTGTCGGAAGTTGACAATTATCTTTATGCAGCCGTATCGCACCATCGCGAGAAATCGGTAGACGAGTTCTATGGTGTGAATGAAACACACCAGGGCGCACGTCCATATATATTGGGTAGCAATAGTACGGCTACTTACATCAATTCGTTCTTACGAAACTCGTTGGCAGCCAAGATACACATCATCATACCTAACGCATGGGTGAACAGCAAGCGTTCGCAGCTTACGAAACTTTGTGAAGAGAACAAGTTGCGCAAATCGAAAGATAAGGACCTGGTAAAATACAATGGCATTGAAATTGGCACGGAGTATCGAGAATCGTTGCTGGTGGAATACATGCGATTGGAGCTGCGCAAGATTGGCGACTATCTTAGTGGTGCAGAGAACCAAGGCAAGGCTTATTCTTCCATATCGTTCATGGACGCTTCTGGACACGAGCAGCAGTGGAAGATTGAAACGATAGACCTTAAATATAAGGAATATATCGATTCGCTTATTGCCTACGATAAGCGCACGGAGGAAGCGTTGTTGTCTTCGGTAGGACTTGATGCTTCCATTTCTGCAGTGAGCAAGGACGGCGTTATAAGCAAGTCGGGTTCTGATTCGTACTACAACTATCTCATTTATATAATGTCGCTCACTCCCGAAGACGAAATTTGTGCCGAGCCTTTCAATATTGCTCTGAAGCTGAATTTCCCTAACCTCTATAAACAAGGTTATCGTATAGGCTTCTATCGCGAAGTGCCCCAGCGACAGGAAGACATATCACCTAAGGACCGATTAAACAACCAACAAGCATGAAAATACTTAAAGAACTATTCGGCAATCTCGCCACCTTCAGCAGTTATGCTCCTGGCGTAGAAACAAATATCGACTTGCAGGATTTGCAGCCTTCAGGCAATTCGGCTCGCAAGCGTGTGGAAACCATTCTTACTACTTCAGTGTTCAAGGCTATACTCAACTTGCAGGAGGACACTGAACTTAAAGAGGCTTTGCGAACAGCTATTGCTAACTTTACGATGGCGCAGCAGCTGGTATTCGATAGCATTGCCAGGCGCAAAAACGATGTTGATGTTTATAAGTACGAAATAGAGGCGATGCGTCGTTCGTATATGGAGAATTACTACAACGCTATTGACACGATAGTAGCATTACTCTCTACCGATGCCGAAGGCGAACCTGCACGGCTATGGAAGGATACGCCTTACAACAACACTTTGCAGAAGTGCAGGATACGTTCGGCAGAAGTGTTCGACACTATTTTCCCAATAGACCTGTCATATTTCTTCTTCTTCAGACTTGTTCCTCTGCAAAAGGAAACTTTAGACGAGCAACTGGCTGTTTACTTCGATAAAATAACCGAAGAGAACGCCTCGCGTATAGAGCAGCCCTTATATCTTGCCCTTGCAAAGAAGACCATTGCCAAGTCGTTGCGTCGTTTCGATATACTGGAGTTCCCTCCTACCATACGCAACCTTTTCGACGAAAGCCATGCTTCGCGTTCAGGCAAAGACGAACTCGTCGCAGCACTATCATTAGCCGACCGACTCGACCGAGAGGCAGAACAGCTCCTGCTCAATGTAGACACGCTGCTCTCTACCGACACCACTGCCGACGTCAGTTCTTATTCGGCATACAACACCCCCGACGATAAAATAATTATGCTGCCATGAAAGATATAGAACTCGTATATAAAGGCGAAATACATCGCATACCCAACAACTGGGAAGGTATGACCGAACAGCAGTTCGTTAGTCTGGTTACCGACTTACTGGCAATGGCAGCAGGAAAGCTGTCGGCAGGCGAAGTGCGCATCAACCATCTTTGCAGAATAATGAAATGGCAGAAGCGACGTTTTCGCACCGAAGAACAAGTGGCAAACCTTATAGCTATATCCGAACAGCTCACCTTTCTGTTCCTTATCCAGTACCCCGATAACAACGAGGTGCTGGAGAATGTGAGCAAGGAAACTTACGAGCTTTGCCGTAGGGTAGACCCATTCCGACTGAACATTCCCATTGCACGTGTGCTGCGACGTTTAGAGTATCAATACGTTGTAGACCTCTGTTTCTGCGCCCAGCTCATACCCACCGTAAGCATAAACAACCGCACCTACCACGCCTACAAAATACAAAAAGACTATGGTTCGCTCACATGTTCGCTCACAGCACTACAATACATCGAAGCACGCTCGCTAATAGAACAAGGCGAAAAGTCGCTACCACTAATAGCAGCCATACTCTACTACCCCGAAAAGGAATACAACTCCGAACACGCACACGCACTGGCAAAAGAATTCGAAGTATTACCACTCGAGATGCTCACCGCTATATCGTTCAACTTCCAAGCCTTCAACAATTATCTGTTCAATAAAACAGCATTTTCCTTACTCACCAAATTCAAGCTCAAGCCCGAACACCCCATCACCACCGACGCATCAGACGCACTCTACGACCTGTCGAAAGACGGACTTGGCGATTCGCGACAGATAGAACAGATGAACCTACTAACCTATCTGAAGGTGCTGCGCAAGAAAACCATCGATGCCGTACGCGATATGAAAGGCTTCGGCTGGGACAAAGTAAAAATAAGCAACGAGGTAGGGCTACCCGTTAGCATAATAAACGAAATAGTAGACAGCTAAGCCCCACCCCTCTATCTATGGATCTACACTCGTATATCCATAGATCTACGCCCGTACATCCATAGATATAAAAACATCAAACCCCTAAAGCAAACCAACAATGATAAAAGAACAATTCCTATACTTCGCACAATACCCATCGCGAAACGGCATACTCGCCATGTTCACCAACGGCAAAAGCAACTTCGAAAGCTACAATACACTCGTGGCAGAACTAAGCCAACTTCCCCAAACGTCGCGCGTACCCGAAATAGACAACTACGTGTACGGACAATCGTTCGAAGAACTACAAGCACGCATCGACAAATGCATAGGCTCGTTCCTCTTCGTAGACTATGGCGAAATGTCAATGACAGCCAACAACCACAACACCTACGAACTAACCCAACGCTTAGCCGTAACCGTAGCCTTCAAAATGCCCAACCGAAGCGACGCAGCCGAACACATGCTCGCCTCCGACAAAACACTATCCTTACTATCAAAAGTACACGCAGCCATGCTCGCCGATGCCGACAGGGGAGATATTGAATGGCTATCGCGAGGCGAACTCGCCCGAGCCGAATACGTACCCTTCGTAGCCACAGAACTACACTCCGTTGGCTGGACACTAATGCTATCGTGCGTAGCCCCCGACACCCTACAAATACACCAACAATACAAGTCCTTTGCAAAAAACACCGAATAAAGTAATTTTGCATACAGAAATCAAAAACGCTCACATAATGAAAAGAATACCAAT